GCTGTAGTGGATGGTCTCGGCCACCTGGGACATCGGTGCCCTGGTGATGTAGAACTCGGTCAGGACGACCTTCTCCGTGTCGTCTTCCAGCTTCTCGATGGCGTCGCTGATCTCCAGGACCAGGTGCGCCTTCTCGCGCTTCAGCTGCTCGATCTCCCGATCCAGCTCGTCCACTCTGGCCATGACGTCGGCCATGGTGTCCGTCGGCGACGTCTGGACGCGGTCCTTGTCATATCTGACGGCGCCCGGCAGCAGGCAGGCCCTCAGCTCGTCCCGCTGGGTCTCTTTCCGTCTGATGATGATCTCCTTGCGGCGGATCTGCATCAGGAAGTCATAAGTCTCGTTTAGGTCCATGGCAGTGTTACCTCCTTTGTGAGAAGCTGCTCCAGGCCCACGACGATCTTGTCAGTGCCCAGGGCGAAGCCCAGCTCGCGGTTGGCGCCGATGGATCGCTCCCAGCCGGGAAGCTGCACCAGGTAGTCCGCAGAGGCCAGCAGCTCCAGGTCGATCTTCATAATGTCCTCGTAGCTCATCTGGTCGAGAGGGAGAGCCGCTCCCAGCTCGGCGGGGTTGATGACGACATAGCCCAGCTCCTTCAGTGCACCGGCAGCTCTGGCGAACTGCTGGCGGTAGTTCTTCTGGCCCGTGATGGGGCCGCTTAAATATCCGATCATCTGAAGGTCCTCCCTGTCTTTTTGTGTTTTAATGTGATGCGGCCGACAATCTCGAAGCCGGCCATGTCAGCCAGCAGGCGGAAGGTGTGGATCAGGTCCTTGTTCTTGCGCTCGGCCTCATTTTCTTCTTGTATGATGCTTTTGGTTCCGTGGTAGGCTGTCAGATCGAGATAGCCTTCCTCGTTTCTTCTTGGGTCGCTCATTGCGTTCTCCTTTCTTTCAGTGCTGCCATCAGTGCGGCCTGGCTCGTGTCCTTAGCCTCCAGGGCGTCCATGACCTGCTCGTCCACGGTGCCCTCCGCGATCAGATGGTGTATAATAACCGGCCGTTCCTGGCCCTGCCGGTAGAGGCGGGCGTTGGCCTGCTGGTAGAGTTCCAGGCTCCAGGTCAGACCGTACCACACGATCACGTGGCCGCCTTCCTGAAGGTTGAGCCCATAGCCCACGCTGGCCGGGTGCGCCAGGAGCACCTGGACCTTGCCGGCGTTCCACTCTGCGATGTCCTCCGGGCCGTCCAGTGTCCGGGCTCCGGGGATCGCTGCCTGGATGGCGGCCAGGTCGTGCTTGTAGCTGTAAAATACCAGGACGGGGCTGTCGGTGGTGTCGATGATCTCCAGCAGCGCCTCCAGCTTTGCATCATGCAGCCGGACGACGTTGCCCTCGTGGGAGTAGACGCTGCCGTTGGCGATCTGTAGGAGCTTGGTCATCACGGCGGCCGCGTTCAGGGCGACCACGTCCTCGTCGTCGATGTGAAGCAGCTGCTCGGCCTCCATGGTCTTGTACTGCTTCATCTCCTGGGGGCTCAGTTTGACCGGGATCCGGTTGTCGATCCGCTTCGGCAGCTTCAGGTAGTCGGCCGCGCTCATGCTGATGCAGATGTCGCTGATGGCGGCCTCGATCTTCTCCCTGGCTCCCCGAAGGGGTTCCCACTTGAAGACGATGTAGCCGTTCCGGGCTCCCGGCCGGAAGTATTTCTCGCGATAGGCTCCCAGCGTCTGGCCCAGCCGCTCGCCACGGTCCAGCAGGTAGATCTCAGCCCAGAGATCCATGAGACCGTTGGCCGAAGGGGTGCCGGTCAGACCGACGACCCTGCTCACCCTCGGCATGACCTTCCGGAGAGCCCGGAAGCGTTTGGCCTGGGGGTTTTTGAAGCTGGAGAGCTCGTCGATCACGATCATGTCGAAGGGCCAGCCGGTCTTCAGCTTCTGGTAGAGATCCACCAGCCAGACCACATTGTCGCGGCCGATGACGTAGATGTCGGCGTCCGTGGCCAGAGCCCGGCGCCGCTGCTCCGGCGATCCCAGCACCTTGCTGACACGAAGATGGCGAAGGTGGTCCCACTTGGCGTGCTCTCGTGTCCAGGTGTCCTCGGCCACTCGCTTCGGCGCGATGACCAGGACGCGGTCCACCTCGAAAAGCTCATTGATCAGGACGTCGATGGCTGTCAGAGTGATGACCGTCTTGCCCAGACCCATCTCCAGCAGCATCCCGGCCTTCGGGTGCTCCAGGATGAAGTCCTTGGCCCGGGTCTGATAGTCGTGGGGGCTGTACTTCATCGGCTCACCTCCCTGATCCAGCTGCGGGCCTGCTCCATGCCGGCGATGACGACCACGCTGCAGCCCAGTTTCTGGAGTCGTTCGATCTGCCAGCACTGGATCGCGTTCGGCTCCTCTCCGGAGACCTTCAGCTCGATGAACCAGACCTGGCCTCCCGGCAGTATGGCGATCCGGTCAGGCACGCCATCATTCCCGGGGCTGGTGAACTTCATCGCCACGCCTCCCATGCTCTCGATCTTCCGCCGAAGCCATCTCTCTATGTCTCGTTCTCGTTCCATGATGTCCTCCTGTGGTAACAAGCGCCCACAAATTTCCCATAATGCGCGTATATGCTCTCGCGGGTGCTTGTTTTTGCGTGTGTAGGGTATATTTTTAATAATCTATATAAAAACCTCGTTACCTCGTTACCTGTGACCGTTTTCCCCTTGCGGTGTCTGACTTTTTGGCGGTAACGGTGGTGGTAACGTAGAGGGTAACGACGGCGACGCCGTTACCGCTCGCCGCATTTTAGGTGGTAACGAGGCCCCAGGCGGTCACTTGCTCGTTCCGGGGCCCTCGTTACCGTTACCACTGCGGATAAATACGCGCTGTTTTCCGTAGTCTTTGATCCTCATGGTGGCATTTGCAGGCCGTTCCCAGCCCGGCAGTCTTGCCATGATGGCGGCGATCTCGTCGCCGTCCTTGCGCTGCCAGTAGTTCTTCGGCCGTCCGAAGCACTCGCAGAAGATCTCCATGGCGCTGACTTTCGTGCGCTGCATGGTGCCTTGCACATCGGGGCTCAGGACGTCCCTCTGCTGGAAGTAGTCCACGCGCTGGTTCAGATCCCAGCTGTACCAGTCCTCCGGCAGCAGGGTCTCCAGGTAGTCGATGACCTGGCCCTCGCGCTCGTCGTACATCAGAGCAGCCTGCTGAGCCTTGGCCGCTTCCTTCTCCATGTCAGCATCCAGGAAGGAGGTCTCGCCCTCAGCCACGAGGAGCATGGCCTCAGCCCAGATCTGGGCGCGTGTTTCCTCGGTCATATCCCAAACGCTGAGGCGGCCGCCGCCGTTGACGGTGACGGGCCAGAAGCGCCGGTTGCCGGTGGCGTCTCTCAGGAAGCCGGTGGTGCTGTTGGTGGTGCCGCAGATGATGGCCGTCCTCGGGTGGCGCTCCACGACGCGGCCGTAGGCTGCGCGGTACTCATCCACCTGGCGGCTGATGAAGCCCTTCATCACATCGACGTCGGCCTTGCGGGTGCCCTGCATCTCGCCGATCTCCATGATCCAGACGCCCTGGAGCTTCTCGGCTGCGGTCTTGTCCCTGGTGTCTGCCAGGCTGAGGGAGTCGCTGAACCATTTCCCGCCCAGCTTCCGGAGCAGGGTGCTCTTGCCGATGCCGGGCTTGCCATCCAGGACGAGGACCGTGTCGAACTTGCAGCCGGGTTCCAGCACGCGCTGGATGGCTCCGACGAGGGTCTTGCGGGTGACTGTCCGGACGTACTCAGTGTTCTCGGCGCCCAGATAGTCCACCAGCAGCGTGTCCACTCTGGCCACGCCGTCCCAGTCCGGCAGCTCCCGGACGTAGTCCCTCAGCGGATTGAAGCGGCGCCGGTCGGTGACGATGGCCAGCGCCTTGCCGAAGCGGTTCTCAGGGAACTGGACGCCGTACTGGTCAGCCACCCAGCCGTAGAGCTGGGCCTCGTCGGCGTCGCGCCAGTATTTATTGGGGCGCTTCCAGGGCAGCTTGCCCTTGACCTCGATGGCGCCGCTCAGCTCGTTGTGCCGGATCCCCTGAAGGGCGGGGTCGTTCTCCAGGATCAGCACAGCGTTGGTGATCAGCGGCTTGACGTCACCGTTCTCGGATCTGACCAGCTTGGCCTCCCAGTCCTCGTCGGCCTCCGGCAGCTCGCTCTCGAAGTCGAGCACGGCGCGGGCTCTGGTGTCGCTCGCGAGCGTCATGCGAACGCTCGGATCCTCAGAGGCGAACTTGGCCATCTCCTTGTAGCTCGGCCGGTCGCGGCCGGTCTTGTCCTCACTGCCGTCGTCGTGGTCGCCGAACTTATGCAGGCGGACCAGGTCGAAGGCGTTGCAGAGCTGGCCGCCGGCCGGGTCGGTGCTGTGGTTGGAGTAGGCGAACAGATCGCCGTCATAGACCACGAGGCCGGCAGCGGTGGAGCCGGCTGCGTAGGTGTAGCGGTCGTCCTTTGCCGTCGGGGTGTAGATGTCCGGCAGGAAGGCCGCGATGGCCTGGGTGATGGTATAGGTGCGGCAGAAGGCGCCGACGACGCCCTTCTTGCTGAGAGGGTCGCCCTGCTTGTCCGCCTGGCGCTTCCGGATCCCGGCCATGCGTGACGACTCCGGCCAGTAGCTGGTGTCGGTCCAGTCCGGGTACTCTGCCAGCACGGCGCCGGCAGAGAGGAAGGGCGCGTCGTAGAATTGGAAAAAAGGCTCGACGTCCGTGCTGTGGCTCGGCCAGTACATCAGACGGGTCGGCTGGAAGGTTGAGTCGTCGAAGTAGTCGATGCCGATCTTCTCGGCGATCTTGCGGGCGATGGCCTCGTACTCGTCCGGCGTGACCTCTC